CGGCGTAGCGTTGCCAGTTGATTCATATTAACGCTCGCGCAAACGTCTTTCCGCTTCAGCTTTGTAATTCTGCCAATTTTCAGGGTGCTTTCTAATAATTTCACCCAGGGCTGACATGTTGATTCCGCGATTGATGCCGCCGACGGTCAAGTCACGCAGCAAATCAGGATCTAGGCCACCGCTTGATGCACCCCGCGCTGCAGGTGCGCCACCGCCCTGGGGCTTTGGTGCCTTTTGCACCCATTCCGGCACGTTGTTGCGAGCCCAGTCAGCAACAGGGATTCGCTCATAGCCATCAACCACTACCGGGCCATTGTTGCCCTGCTGAATTTCCTTATCCTTCAAATAGTTCCGCATGACTAGATCAGGGTCATGCACAACGTCTGACAGGGCGCTAACCGCAGGCGCAGTCAGCTCAAGGTCACGAACACGAGTCTCCAGCTCTGCGATGCGTTCATCTTTCTTGGTGCTGTTTTCGCGGAACTGATGCTCTCTGGCTTGCAGTGCTTCGCTGTATTTGCCCTGTGATTCCAGTTGTTCTTGCTCTGCTTTTGCCTTGAAGTCCATTAACTCTTGAACATTGACGCCTTCAGGCACTGATTTGGTTTTTTTTAATTTACCAATCAGCTCGTGATTCTTGCGCTCTAATGCTTCGACACTGCCTCTAAGCAGTTCCAATTCACTAGTGTCTGCTGTAGGCGTAGCCTCTTGCAGTTGTTCTTCAGACATAAATAACCCGTAAGGTTAATTGCAGCCCAAATGTACTACCAAAGAAACTTATTCGCCCAGTAAGCCTTTGAACTTGGCCCGCGTTTGATGTTTTGCGCGTGCCGGGCCTTCCAGTTTTTGCGGGTTTCAGCAGCGGCTTTGCTTTCACCCTCACGTTTGGGGAAACGCTTTGCACCCTGCAGGCCAAACCTCAGCAGCTTTTCTTTGCCGTCAACCTTGGTGACAACCGCAGCCGCATATTTGGGGTGCTTTGTGGTCATTATCGGTTTGTTGAGGCCCTCGAAGCGGTGGCCTCCTTTGTCAATGGCCTTGGCCATGGTTATTTCTTTTTAGCCTTTTTGGCAGGGCTCAGATCTGAGCGCCTTTTTAAAACAGTGTTGCTAGTCACATCTGACTTGATCCGCACAATCGGATCATCAGCAGAGCCAACCCTAGTGACAGTGCCGCCGCTGCGGGTCTTAATCGACACGCGATCAGATTTGGCAACGCTTTGAACCACTCCTGTGGTCCTGACCCCTCCGTAGGACCAGGCGACACGAGATCCTTTCTTCACTTTTTCTTGCCTCCTTTCTTTTTCTTTTTGCCCGCAGGTTTCTGGGGCTTCATGGGGCCTTTGTAACTAGGCATCAGCTTTCCTCCTTGGATGCTTCTGTTTTAGCTGCTTTTTTCTTGGCAGCGGGCTTTTTCGGGGGGCAGGCCGGGGCCTCTTCTGTGGTCGGTTTGAACTGGAACTTGCTGTGAAGTTGCATGGGACAGGCCCTAACAGCACATCAAGCTTAACTAACTAGGCGAAAGACTTCCAAACAACCCTTCATCAATCAACGCTTTAAAGGCCTTCATGCTTTTGGTTTTTTGAGCAAATGCCCTAAATGTCGCCCGCTGCTCAAACGGGACATCCTGAATCAGGAGGGCCAACTCACGAGAAATTTCTGGGCTTTCAAAATCCATTAGTCGCTAGTCCATGCTTCAAAAATTATGTTGTCCCCGTCAAACCTTGTCGCAGGCACAGGGCTAGCACCTTCAATGCTTACAAGCGAATTACGGTTCAAGATAACCCAATAATCCTCACTGCCACCGCGACCGTGGTTTGCCATCGGGACTTGGTAACCGTCATAGCCTAGTGCAGCTGCAGCTTCGCCAATATCGTTCAAATCTTCGCCATATTTTGCCTTGGCTTCTTTTACGACACCTAGGCTCCACTTTTCCCACTCATTATGCGCCTCCATACGAGCCGCAGTGCGGGCCTTATTGTTTACCACGCGCTCTAATGCGGGGTTATCTTTTGGCACAGGTATAGATGTGCGCCAGACATTCGCATTTTTACGAAGCCCAGAAGCTGTCACTAAGGCTCCCCTATCTCCTGCATAAGATTTGGCAGTGGAATGAGCTGCCTCGACTGAATACTTGCCCATCTGACCAGCAGCCGCCATGTAAGAGCCGTTGCCATAAACGCCTTTGCCTGCGTAATGAATTCCTCCTTGGCTTCCACGCCCTTGCCATTGATCTACAGATGATTGTTGTGGAATGCCACGAAAGAACACCAAATTATCTTTGCCATCAACGTCTTTCATTAAATCTTTTCTGGCCAACAACTGATCCATATCCTTAACCAGCTCTGACTTTGCATTGAAGCCTTGCTGCTCATAAACCTCAGTAAGGTTTAGCTGCCCTTTGCCTTGATAAGCCTTTTGAAATCCGGCTGAACTTAAAGCTTTGAGTGTTTCTGTCGGTTCTGGCGTCGGCGCTGGCTTGGGCTTTGGCTTAGCTACAGCTTTGGTTTTTGGCTTGGGTTTGGGTTTGACTTTTGCAAACTTTTCAGTGGTACTCAGCCCTGACTTTTGCTTGGCATCAGCAATCAAGCCGACAAAATCCGTACCCTTCGGCACGCCTTTATCAACCATCGCCTCGATGCGTTTCTTATCGCTTTTTAAAGCTGGATCCTGCATCACCTGCTTGGCGATCTTTTCATTCTTGGTAAGAATTTTTGTCGTGGGTTTTGCTTTAGGGGCCGCAGCTTTCTTGCTCTTTGTGATCTTGTCCGGTTCCCCATAGCGGGAACGCAGCTGTTTAAGGCTTACCTCTGAGCCGTCCTCACGCATAAACCGTTTCATCGCCCCATCAGGGCCATAGCGATCAGCTAAGCGGTTGTAATAACGGGCCTTCTCAAATGCCCCAGGCGTTGCCTTGCCACCGTTCAGCATCCGGGCCTGGGCAGGGCTGGCATCAAACCTTGATTTCTTGCCCGCCTTAGTCGTACCCCGTAGGTCGTACAGGTGCTGTGCTGCGCTTGTCCCAACAGGCACCCGGCCACCTTTGGGGTCTGCACTAGACGGCGTGCCCTCTTTAGTCGGGCGATAGCCAATCTTTGAACTAGGTGGTGGAATATCGATCCCAAATTTCTTCGATGCGCCCGCGTAATCAATCACCGGCACAGTCGTGGATCTGCAACCGAAATGTGGTGGGTTTGACGGTGTTGGACCTTTGCCGTAGAAGAACTCTTTCTGATCAAGGTTGCGGCAGATCGCTGTGGTGTTGCTATCCAGCGTGGCAATCCATCTGTACTTCTTCGTGAGGTTTGGGTTGGCCTTATAAACCTGCAGGCTTGCAGCGTTTGACGTGGCATTAACGCTGGTCCTCACCAACGTCCGTACCTGATGTTTTGCCATCTTCCAGGCGTTGCCCTGCTGGGCCAAGGCCACCTGACGTGGGGTAAGTGCCTCAGTCGAAAAGCCCAGCTCTCCATACAAAGACCGGGCAATCGACTCTGTGCTTTCACCCGTAAGCAAGCCATCCAGCACCGCACGCGAGAACAGATCGCCTTGGCGTTCAGCCAGCCCGCGAAATGCCTTCACGATGCTGGTGCCATCAGGCATCCGAATCACAGCGCCCTGCCGTGCCGTTAGCTTCATCACTGCACCTGGCCCCTTTACCGCCTCCTCAAAGCTGTCCTGTAACAGGTTGGTGCCCACATCCAATGGGTCAGCTTTCACCACAGCCTTGGCAAAAGACTCAGTGACCTCGACCGTCCGCACCTGGGTCTTAACCGCTGCAGGCACTACCCGTTGCAGTTCCGCTCTGGCAAACGCAACCTCAACATCAGCCAAACCGTCCAGCTGTTGGATTAACTCATTAATGCTCTGCCCAGACCACTTCTTCATGGCGTCCAGGTTTTGCTTGATCAGGGCCCGCATCCGTGCAGCCTTGAACTGCGGCTTTTTGCTGCTGGGCATCTTGTCGATGCGCTCTAGCTCTCTTACCGCTTTGACGATCTGCCGCCGGTAAGACTCCAACAACTTGTTAGCTACGCCATTACTGAAGCGGTTCAGATCCAACGCCTTGCGGTAGTAGCTCTCAGGCACACCCGCAACGCCACCAGGCTTGATGGTGTTGTCTAGGAATTTACGCTGTTCAGCAGCACTAGGCGATGCAGTCACA